GCATTCAAGGTGAAGGACGCTATATGGGCGTGCCTTCTGTTTTCTTACGTACATTTGGCTGTAACTTTAAATGTGCAGGCTTTGGTATGCCAAAAGGCGAACTAAGCACAGAAATTGAAGCCATTGCTGCCAGAATAGGAGAGTTTAAGCAGTATGAAGAACTTCCATTGGTTTCTACTGGTTGTGATAGTTACGCTAGCTGGGATCCTCGCTTTAAGGATCTTAGTCCAATGCTTACTAGCGACGCCATCGCAGAAAGAATCTGCCAAATTCTACCGTTCAAGGAATGGCGAGACGAGCATCTTGTCATTACCGGAGGAGAACCGTTGCTTGGGTGGCAACGTGCTTACCCCGACCTGTTAGATCATCCTAAGATGCATGACCTTCGAGAAATCACTTTCGAAACTAACGGTACTCAAAAATTATTGCCAGACTTTAAACGATATCTTCTTAATTGGGGTATGGAAAATCGAGGATATCATAGATTAACTTTTAGTGTAAGTGCTAAGTTGAGTTGCTCGGGAGAGGAACGTCACGAAGCTATTCGTCCAGATATAGTTTGTGAATACGAAGAAGTTGGATATACATACCTAAAATTTGTAGTAGCCACAGAAGATGATGCAGAAGAAGCTATAGAAACTTATGATATCTATAGAGCAGAAGGATTTAGTGGTCCGTGTTATTTGATGCCTGTAGGTGGTGTGGAGAGCGTTTATACATTAAATAATCGCCGCGTAGCGGAACTAGCCATGAAAACCGGACTTCGTTATTCAGATCGCCTACAGGTGCCTTTATTTAAAAATGAGTGGGGAACTTAATGCAAAAGTTTATTAAAAAAATAATGGGGTTGGATAAATTAGAAGCCTCAATACAACAAGCAGAACATGAGTTAGCAGAAGCTAATCGTAGATTGGAAGAAGCAGAAAAAGCACAGAAGCTTGCTCTAGAACAAGAAGAATTGGCTAAATTAAATCCAAAAGAAAGAGCTAATCGAAAGAAAGAGCCATGGGTGGGTGTCCTTAATACACATGTAAACAAAGATAATGTGAGAAATGGATTCTTTGAACTTGACTGGAACGACCATTTTGTGCTAAAATTAAAGCAAGAAGGTTATGGTTTTGATGGCGATAAGGATGAAGAAATTGTGGATCGCTGGTTCCGTGAGCTTTGTGCCAATGTTGTAGTAGATGGTGATTTTGGTGGACCTGTGCAAACAGGATCTTTGGACATACAGGCTGTTAAAAAGACAAACACATGACATATATTTTAGTTGATACTGCTAACACATTTTTCCGTGCTAGACACGTTATTAACGGCGATGCTGACATTAAACTCGGCATGGCATTTCATATAACCCTAAACTCTATTCGTAAAGCATGGCAACAATTTAACGGTACCCATGTAATTTTCTGTTTAGAAGGTCGCTCATGGCGTAAGGACTACTACGCTCCTTACAAACGTAATCGAGCAGAAGCTAGAGCTGCACACACAGAAAAAGAAGCTGAAGAAGATCGCGTATTTTGGGAAGCATTTGATACATTCAAAGAATTCATTAATGATAAGACTAATTGTACAGTTCTAAGAAACGATCAATTAGAAGCGGACGATCTTATCGCTGGATGGATACAGAGTCATCCAAACGATAATCATGTGATCATCAGCACAGACACAGACTTCGTTCAGTTGATCGCTCCTAATGTGAAACAATACAACGGTGTCATGGAACATGTTATTACACATGAGGGAGTATACGATGACAAAGGCAAGCCGGTCATTGACAAAAAAACCAAAGAAGCAAAGCCTGCTCCTAACCCAGAATGGTTGCTATTTGAAAAATGTATGCGTGGTGATACCAGTGATAATGTCTTCTCAGCGTATCCAGGTGTGCGTACTAAAGGCACAAGCAAGAAAGTGGGTCTTACTGAAGCGTTCGAAGATCGTAAGAGCAAAGGATTTGCGTGGAACAATCTCATGCTTCAGAGGTGGACTGATCATGAAGGCAAAGAACATAGAGTCCTAGAAGACTATGAACGCAATCGTAGGCTTATCGATTTGAGTTACCAGCCAGACCATATCAAAGAAATCATTGCTACAACAATCGCCGAGGCTGTTCAGGCAGAAAAAAATGTAAGCCAGGTGGGAATTAGATTAATTAAGTTTTGTAATCTTTGGGATCTTAAGAAAATTGCAGAACAGGCACAATCATATGCCGAACCATTAAATGCGAGGTACACACTATGACAGAGATACATGCTAAACCTATTATTGAAAATAAGTTTTGGATCGTCGAACAGGATGGAGAAAAGATTGCTACGTTACGTAAAGACGATGACGATAGATTTGTGATGAGCAACGAATTAGGCATTAGAATCTATGAAACCAAAGAAAGTCTAACTAAACAATTTGGTAAAAAATTTTTTACAGTTAAAATTTTAAAAGAATCAGATACTGCACAGCCGAATGAGGTCCATGGTTATCCAACCAGCACCGAACCACATAATGCCATGTTCGACATTAGAAAAAAATTACCATTGTTTACAAAAAGTATAGATTCAAAAAGTTTATACTGTGCAGGATACTATTGTATTAAATTTGAAAAGGGTTGGGTAAAAAGTTTTTGTCCTAAAAAAATTACTTTAGAAAGATATCCGTACAGAGGTCCATATAAAACAGAATTAGAAATGAAACAGGTGCTAGCAAATGTCTCAAAATAATTTACCAGATGTACTACCTGCAGTTCAAAAATTAATACAGCGTATTTCTGTTGCCGAAAAAAGCCAACAGAAAGAAATCAGAATCAGCATTCAAGAAGCCAGAGAAATTACAGCAGAATTAGCAGTTATGACTAGCAAATTAAGTAAAACTGTTTCAGAAATACACCAAATGCTGTCTGCAATTAAAGAATCTACTACTCAAATAGATGTAAAGTTCGACGGCGGAACGTTCTAAAAGTATAAATATATACGTGGTTAATAGGAAACACGTATATCATGAGTAGACCAAAACCAAGGATTCTTTTAGAATACGCAAATAAGGAAACTTTTAAAGTTGAGCAAATTCTCGACTCTGAAGCCATTTGGGCTGTGTTCTATAAAGGTCAACCTTTCAATCTCAAAAGCGGAAGTTTGGTTGCTAGTTATCCGGGTCCTAAATATAAGAAGGTTTCATTTTCTAATCCAGGACATGCACATAACCTAGCTAAAAAATTAAACAAATTATTTAAAACACAGGATTTCGCAGTTTATAAACTTACATCCGGCGAAGAGATAAAGTAACATGGATAAAGATACCTATACACGGGTATTCTTACAAGCAGCTGAAATAGAACCGACACCCGAAAAAATAAAAGAATATAAAGCGGTGTGGTGGTGGAACTTAAGAAATAAAGACAACAGTGGTTTACGATTGACTGAACAGGCGTTGGACTTTATTGAAAAATATGCTAAAATAAAAACCTATAAGATTGATTTTCCAGAACAATTTGCCTTCACGCCGCAAGTTTTAATTTGGTTAGACAATTTTATAGATAGTCCATTTTTCGTTAACAAAAAATACATCATAGTTATGAAAGAAAAATCAGCATTTGAGCTTTATCTTTTATCTGGCGATGTTAGAAAATATGGCCATAACAAAGCTATGTCAAAAAGACTTAGCCAAGAATCTATACCTTCATAATACTAGCATATAAATATTTTCACTATGTTTGATCTAAACCCTTTAGATGTACTACAGCAACGTAAGTTAAAAGTAGCAGCACCACACTTCGTATCATTGAGTATTTCTGATTCTGAAATATTTGAAGGTATAGAAGAATGGGTTAAAACTAAACTCAAAGGTCGATATTATATTGTCAAAAAGCCTAGCATTGACAAGAGCGGGAATTTACGTTCTTCGCATTTTATCGGATTTGAAGATCAAAAAGAATTAACTTATTTTATGCTAGCATGTCCACAATTAAGGAGAACCTAATGACAGAAGAAGTCAAAGAAGTAGAGCAAGTAGCAGAAGCACCTGCGCAGACTGAAAATCCTGCACAGCAGGCACCTCAGGGTCCTGATCTAAATATCAGTGATTTAATGGCTGTAAAAAATATTTTAGAAGTGGCAGTTGGAAGAGGAGCGTTCAAAGCGACAGAACTAGAAGCAGTAGGCAAAGTTTTCAATAAACTAAATTCGTTTCTAGAAGCTGTCTCTAAAAAGGAGGCTTAAATGAAGTCATTAAAACACATTGGCAAATTAAAAAACACGGGTGCTAAAGTACTTGTGGTATTTAGAACCTTGCCAGGAGAATCACATATGGCATTAGTATTGCCAGTTTCACAGCTACCCGATCAATACCATGATTCAATTATGGCATTAGTGGAAACTGATCAGGCACAAGATGTTTTTGAATTTGGAGAAATTATGCATATCCGTCCATTCCCAGATGGCAGACCTATGCTGAGAGCCATGCAGGCAGATGGAAGACTACAAAAGGTACCTACTGACAACGTGGTAATGACTCCTACACCTAATAGTAATGTGCTATTAACCGATCTCAATGTTCTTATCGCTGAACAGAAAAACTGTACCATCGACGACCTATGTAATTTTATCAGTGGTGCTCCTGCTGTTAAACCTGAAGCAAAAGAAGTTGCACAGGTACAGGATACGGAAACTCCTGCTCCGGTTAGAGCTCAAGCTAAAGACAACACAGTGTTGAGTGATAAAGATATCGCTAAATCAATGCGTAGCCAGGCTGATGCTCTTTACAAAGAAGCAGCAAGACTACGAAAAGAAGCAGATACTTTAGATCCTATACTAAAGAAAACTAAAAAGACTGAAGAAATTGCTGATGCCTAATCCTTTGTTTAAGCCTCCGAGGCATTTAGTAAAAGAATGGCCGGAGGTATTTGAAGATCTTTATATGAACACCATGCCGGTGATATATTTAGAAACAGTAAGATTGGATTTCGTAGATGGTAGGATCTGGGAAATAGATGTTAAATCGGAACTGGCAAAACAAACCGCTGATGGTATAGCAGATGTATTGATAGCAACTTTACAAGAATATAAAGATGAAATTAAAAAAATAGATTTTAAAGTTGATATCGAAAGACTGAAAAAAGATATTATGGATTCATCGAAAAATATTTTCTAGTATTTCCGTAGTGAATGACTGTATGGTCATTAGATTTAAATGTTCTCCAAGGGTCAATAATAATTGACCCTTTTTCTATAATGCAATAAAGGTTTTGCTTTTCCTCAAAACCTCTATACTCGTAAGTGACTTTTCTATTATGAGCTAACAGCACTACCCCATAACAACCGTTGATATTATCGCCGGTCAATGGATCTATATATGTTGGTTCATGTCCTAGCTCACTGCAATAATGACCTATTAACAAACTGTAGCTACCATCACAATATTCAACACCTGGTTTGTATGCTTTTCCATGTATAAAAATACTCATTTTATTTTTTTCTGCATGCCTGACTAATTCTTTTGCAAGATTTTTAGCCTGTATTTCACGAGCGTTCATAATTGAATCAAATAAATCGTATCCTAGATCTAATTTTTTGGCCATATATCGTAGTGCAATATTATCTCTAGGATGACAGGCTCCTCCGTCGCCCATGCCGGCCTTCATATATTGAGGTCCCATTATACGCATAGTCGACTTTGCCAGAGCGTTAGTAACTACATCAACGTCGATATTACCTTGACGTACTGCTACATCTTGTATCATATTCACTAAACCAATTTTAGCACTGATAAAGGTATTGTAGAAAACTTTAATACATTCGCATTCGTCCCAGGTTCCTACTTCATATCTAGGATCATTTTCCATCACAGTTTTATAAAAATCAATCAGTTGTTTAGCATCGCCTGTTTCGCTGCCATCATCTGTTCCGATCATAACCATTTCAGGATTAACCATATCCCAACCAACTGATCCCATAGCAATCAAATATGGATTGTAAACGAATCGAGTGTTGGTTACTAGATGAGCAAATTCTCTACGGGTAGTTCCAGGTAACACTGTTGAAATCAATACCAACAGTTGTTTTTTATTCATATGCTTATTTGCTTCTGTAATACATTGCTTAACTATATCATATGAAAAATCTTTAGGTTCAAGATGTGCCGTTGGAGCTCTACCGTCGTAGGAAGGATCATGGGGAGTAGGAACTGCAATGAAAACTATATCTCGATCAGAAACTACATCTTTTATACTGTTGCATATCTTTACATACTGTGTTGGATCAACTGTCTTTATATCATAACCCGAAACACTGTGTCCTTTTTTTGCTATCTCTTCTGCACAGGGTAAACCTAATTTTCCTAATCCAATAAAACCAATATTCATAATCTATCCTATAAAATCAATTTCTATTTATTGCTCGATCAGCTAACTGTAGTAATTCTGTCTTGAAATATTCAATGTCTTTAAGTGCGGTATAAGTGTCGGACACAAATTTATTGTTCATAGCTATTTCTGGCATATATTCGTTGTTTACTGCTATTGTTATAGCACGTTCAAAATTATGTTTCATCTTAGGTAAGATTGCTCTATATAATTCATTATAATCTTTTCCTATAACATTTTTTACATTTTGCATTATTAGATCTGTTCTTTCTTCTACGTCACTGCAACTATCAAAAGAATAATCAAATATTTCAT